TAGCGGACTCCTTCCGGCGGTCAACGATACACTGGACAGTGTGAACGGACTCATCAAGAAGGGTTCCGAGTGGATAAGCAACAATCAGGAAACGGTGCAGACCATTATGAACATAGCTCTGAAGCTTGGCATCTTCCTGACAATAGCCGGAAGTGTGATGGGTATAGTCGGAAGCCTTGGAAAAGCATTTTTGTCAGCCAAGAACGCTATAGGGCTTGTGAAGACCGCAACCTTGGGAATGAACACAGCCTTCCTTGCTTCACCTATAACATGGGTGATAGTCGGCATAGTGGCTCTTGTAGCCGCCTTTGTAGTCCTATGGAATAAGTCGGAAGCCTTCCGGAATTTTTGGAAGGGACTATTTGAACAGGTGAAGGGTGCCTTCATGCAGGCATGGCAAACACTGAAGCCTGCCCTAGAAAATCTAGGTCAGAAGTTCATGGAGCTGTATGAGGCGGTGCAGCCTATCCTAGAGATACTAGGGGTTGTGCTAGGTGCCATCCTGACGGTAGCCATTGGTCAGTTCATGGGCTGTATTCAGGGAATGATAGCCGCCCTGACCCCACTGACAAACGCTCTTTCCAGTTTGGTAGGCTTTGTCACCAATGTGGTGAATATGGTGGTTGCCCTGTTCAAGGGTGATTTTTCCGGAGCTCTGGACTTTGCATCCGCAGCGGTAGGCAATCTGAAGGACTTCTTCTTCAACTGCTTTGATGCAATCCTCTCCTTCCTTGGTGGCTTTGCATCCGGATTTTTGGATGTGGTAGGCGGTGCTCTGTCGGCAGTCGGCATTGATGCAACCGAGACCATAACGAAGATGAAGGACACCATCAAAAACGGGCTTGAAGCGGTGAAGGGCTTCTTTGGCAACATCTTAGGAGCTGCATCCGACACCGTGAAGGAAAAGCTTGGGAACATGAAGACCGCCTATGAGGAACATGGCGGCGGTATCAAAGGTGTAGCAGCGGCGGCAGTCGAGGGTGTGAAGGGGTACTACACAGCAGGCTTCACATTCATTGACAACCTGACAGGAGGAAAGCTCACGAACATCAAGAACCAATTCAGTGAGAAGATGTCAGGCGTGGCAAATGCGGTATCATCCGGGATGTCAGCAGCTAAGAACTATGCAAGCACACAGCTCTCCAATATGCAGGCGGCATATCAGGCAAGCGGTGGCGGCATCAAGGGTATTGTATCCGCAACAATGACCGGAGTGCAGGGTACCTTCAGTACAGCATACTCCGCAATCAACAATCTAACGGGTGGAAAGCTTGAGAGCATCCGTACAACCATATCTTCCAAGATACAGGCTGCAAAAACTACTGTCACATCAGTCCTTGATGGCATCAAGAACGCCTTTTCTGAAAAGCTTGAGGCGGCAAGGTCAGTAGTATCCGGAGCGATTGAAAAAATCAAGGGAGTGTTCAACTTCTCTTGGAAGCTTCCGGACTTGAAACTGCCACACATCAGTGTGAGCGGTGGACAGGCACCTTTTGGTATCGGAGGAAAGGGCTCATTGCCTTCCTTCTCCATCCAGTGGTACCGGGATGGTGGTATCTTAAACGGAGCAACCATCTTTGGAGCAATGGGTGGCAAACTCTTAGGAGGTGGAGAAGCCGGAGCTGAAGCAGTGCTGCCATTGTCAGAACTGTGGAAGCGTATGACAGACATTGTCAGAGGCATTGTCAAGGGTGAGAACGAAGAGAGCGGTGAAAGCGTACAGCAGACCGGGGCAAGTATCACAAGTGCATTGACCTCAAAGGCTGCATCCGTAAGGAAAGAAAAGGAAAGCAAGACAACAAGCAAAGAAACGTACACAACGGAGAAATGGGGTAAGGAAGGCGGTACCACCATCCATCAGATTAGCTTCACAGTGGACATCAGCAAGATTAAAGACTTGCCGCTGCTCTACAAGCTGATAGATGAGCTGAAGGATGCACAGAACCGGACAGACAGCCCTACTCCGGCAACAGCTTAGGAGGTGAGTGAAGATGCTGTATGTGCAGGAGAAAGTGGTGAAGCTTGGCGGTGTATATCTTGGTGGTCAGGTCACAAGCGTGGAGGTTCAGGAAGCCGGGAGCGTGTATGTGGCACAGGATGAGAAGGGCAGATATACGAAGTCACAGCCTGTAGGCTATGAGAATGGCAAGGTGATGATAGAGATACTGCTTGAGGACACCAAAACAGCTACCACATTGGAGCAGCTCACAGAGATGCAGAGGCTTTTCAAGGCGTATGGTCAGGATAAGCCGAACCTGATGAACATAGTCAATGAAGACTGTGCAGCCCGTGGCATCACTAAGGTATACCTGAAGAACCTCACCTCCAAGAAGATTATATCAGAGAGCAAACGTATAGCCTCCTTGGAGCTGTGGGCTCCTGATATAGTCGGTATTCAGGTCAAGAAAAAGACCACGAAAAAGAAGACCACAACCAAAAAGACCACCAAGACAACAAAGACAACAAAATCAAAAAGCAAGAGCCCGGCAAAGGACAGCCGGAACACATCCGCAGGCAAGAAGGCAGCAATGGTGTGTGTGAAGTAGCAGGAGGTGAGAAGCTTGGGATACAAGAAGCTAATATCCCCGGAGTTCCGGGTGACGGTAGGAGATTATGAGATAACAAAGGGGATAGAGGTGGAGTGCTTCTCAAGCAAGGAGTCTCACATGGATTGGTGCAGAGTGGAGCTGTCCCCACAGCTTCAGGGGATTGTCCAGTTCAAGGACATGGATGAGGCAACCGTGGAGCTTGGCTATGAGGATGACTATGACACCCTGATTGAAGGGTATGTCAGAAGCGGCAAAGCAGACTACTGGAAAGAGATAATGATAAAAGATGACATGATGAAGCTTGACAGAGTGACCATCAAGGCATCCTTTGTAGACTGTGAGCCGCAGGATGTCATCCGGTATGTACTGGCATGTGCAGGGATTGAGGACTATGTGCTGACGGATGAATACTATGGAAAGAAGGACACCTTTGTCATAGACCGGATGAGCGGTATCAAGGTGATAGCGGAGGTCAACAGCTCGTGGGGCATCAGCAACCCGTTCTTCTTTCAGGAGAAGGTCTTCTATTGGGGAGCCAAGAAAGACCAAAAGGAGATGTATGTCCTTGAGGAAGGTCAGACCATCCTCTCCCTGAATAAGTATGGCAGTCTTTGGGAAGCGGAGACCATTGCAGTCCCTTGGATACACCACAGCCAAGAGGTTGAGGTGTTGCACAGCAAGTACAGCGGTATTGTAACCGTGGAAAAGACGATTGTGAGAAGTGATGACACCGGGGCAGTACACATGTATATCTATTTTGCAGGAGGTGAGCAGGATGTCTGACATGCTGAAGAGGTTTGTGGAAGAGGAGCTTGGGGAACAGATAAAGCAGAACTATCCACATATGCAGTATCCTCCCGGCTTATATGCAAGGGTGGTCACTGTGAAGGAAAAGAGTGAGGGGCTGTATGTGACCACACTCAAAATACTTGACAAAAACAAGCAGCCGGACAGCCGCTTCCCGGAGGTTCCGGGAGTTCTGACAGACATCTTGGTTGAAAAGGGTGAGATAGTGGCAATAGTCCTCATGTATGGTGAGTGCAGCCCCTACATCATAGGGAGGTGCTTCTGATGCAGATAACAGGAGAAAATGACATTGACATGATGCTTGATGCAGACGGTCAGCCTGTGTCAGACGGGAACGGAGACACAGCCCTTGTATCAGGTGATGAGTGTTGGCTTCAGGATATAAAGAATGAAGCACAGACGGAAGAGGGAGAGCTCTTCTATGAAGATGAGAGCGGAGATGAGAGCTATGGATGGAGCCTGCTTGAGTTCATGCAGGGAGAATATGATGAGTTCACTCCAATGGAGATACAGCAGCGTATCCGCTCCAAACTGTCCAAGAGACACTATATAGATGCCGGAAGCGTTCAGACGAAGGTGGACTTTGACGGACACCACTACCATATCAGGGTAGCCTTCCGGAAGAATGACAGCAGCAAAGAGTATAACATCAACATTGAAAGTGATGGCGTGGAGGTGATTGTGGAATGATAGATGAGAACATCTTGGAGAAGATTATACCTGTCCCGGATGAGGATGAAGAGATGGAAAAGGTACAGAGTGAGCTTGAGGATGAGGGCTTCCCGATAACCAACTTCAAGAAGGGCGGTATCTTCTATCATCTTTGCCGCCTGCTTGTGACCATTTACATAGAGCTGAAGAAGCTTGCCCGGACTATCGTGAATGGCTGCTTCATCAAACATGCTGAAGGGGACTGGCTGAAGATAAAGGCAGCCGATTACTCCAAACAGCAGAAAGCAGCAAAGGCAGCAAGGGGATATGTGACCATCTACAGGGCAGAGTACAACAACGCCCTTCAGGTCACGAAGGGGCATTGCTTTAAGACGGAACCGGATGCCGGAGGCAAGGAGCTGAAGTTCTACTGCTGTGAGAACACGGTCATTGATGCCGGGATAAGCGTTGGCAGGGTGCTTGTAGAAGCGGAAGCCACCGGAACCTTTTACAACATAGCTCCGGGAAGGATAACCATATCCCTGATACACCTTGATGGTGTGGACTATGTGACCAATGAAGCAGACTGGCTCTTTGAAGAGGGGGCGGAAGAGGAAGACCTTGAAGACCTCCGTGAGAGGTGCATGAGTTCATGGTCAGAGCTTGCGACAAGAACCATAGAGGAGAAGCTCCGCAATGCTGCCAAGTCGGTACCCGGTGTACTGGATGCCCGTATTGATGCACAGCATCCGAGAGGTCAGGGTACCGTGGATGTGATAGTCACGGGAGCAGCCGGAGAAGCTTCCCCGGAACTGATAAGACAGGTGGATGAAGCCATCACACCATTAAAAGGCAACTATGAGGACTATCTTGTGAAGTCCAGTGAGGTAGTAAGACAAGACTTTGAGATTGTGGTCTACCTTGCAGAAGATGCGGCAACGGATGGCGTGGATGAGCAGGCAGTCAGCCTCATTGAGGGCATGATGGCTCTGAACAGGGAAGAGATGAATACCCTGTACCGTGACAGTATCAGATATACGCTCAAGGATAACATTGAGAACTACAGGACAGCGGACATCATACAGCCTTCCGGTGACATGATGCTTGGTCAGGACAAGGTCATCATAGCAGGCAATATCAAAGTGACGGTCAAGAACGTAGTACAGAAGGAGTGATACCCCTATGATTGAGAATTTTATTGAGTACATGTGGTATCTGCTCCATACGCCTCTGAAGAAGCTGAAGAAAGCACTGAATAAGTGGTACATCCTGTGCAGGGTCTTCGGCAAGAGGTTTGATGAAGCCAAGGAGGACATCCTCCGGGCAAGGGATGAGGGCATGGTTGCCACATGCAGCCATGAGATGCTCCCGGTACATGGAGCAGACAGGCGGCTCACCCGGTATGAGGGAGAGTATCCGGAGAACTTCCGCTCAAGGATAGCCATGTATGAGGAGATATGCAAGCTTGGAGGCACCAATGAAGGAGTGCTGCTTGCAGTGAGGACTCTTGGGTATGCTTCCCCGGTTCTTGTGAGGGCAAATGACCTGACGGGCTTTGTCCATTTCACACTGGATGGGAGTTGGCTCCTTGACGGGA